CTTCGGATCCCCTTTTTTCATGAAAATAAATATGACGTAAGGGATAGCAACCCCTCTAAAAGTTCTGTTTTGTATAAAACAGGAGCTAAAATGGGACAATCACCTGTAGATAGGAATTCTGACTACATGAAAGAGATGTGGGGCACAAATCGTCTCGTCTCAGACTATGGTTCTATGGAAAGAATCAATGTTTATGAGGAGAAGAAGGAGTTTCTTCAAGAGATTATGGACTATGAGAAGACTCATGACTTAAAAAAGCAGTCACAACTTCATGAGAAAATCAGAAATGATGAAGATTATGATGATTGGGAGTATGGCACTGAGCCAAATTATGGAAATCCTTGGTCTTAAGCATAAATAAAGGCAAGAAAACCTTCTGACCAATGGCTGTCACACGGATATCAAGAGCATTTAAGGACATTAGTTTGTCATTTGACCCTCATCCGGTGACAAAGGACCTGCCAGTTCTTAAAAATGAGAATGCAATACGTCGCTCTGTGCGAAATTTAGTGGAAACTATTCCTACAGAGCGATTTTTTCAACCTCTTTTGGGGTCTGATGTGCGTTCTAGTCTGTTTGACTTCGTTGATTATGGTACTGCAACCGTAATTCAACAGCAAATTTTGACTACGATTGAAAATTTTGAGCCAAGAGTAACAAATGTTGAGGTTCAGGTCAATCCACAACCTGATGACAACACATTTGAATGTAATATTATCTTCGATATCATCGGTCAGGACTTTCCAGTTCAAGAATTTACATTCATCCTAGAGGCAACAAGGTAAATATGCCTTTTACTAAGTTTACAAACCTAGATTTTGACCAGATAAGGGCTCAAATTAAGGATTATCTTCGTGCAAACTCCAATTTTACGGATTTTGACTTCGAAGGGTCCAACTTTTCAGTCTTAATCGACACTCTTGCTTATAATACCTATATTACGGCATTCAATTCCAACATGATTGCCAATGAATCCTTCTTGGATTCAGCAACATTAAGGGAAAATGTCGTTTCCTTAGCAAGAAACATTGGTTATGTACCTCGCTCTAGAAGCGCTGCTAAGGCGAATGTAAGTTTCTCGGTCACAACGAGTAGTAACACTCCTACAATGACCCTACAAGCGGGTCTGGTGTGTGTAGGAGCGACGAATGAAACGAATTATATCTTCTCAATTCCAGAAAGTGTAACCACCACAGTTTCAAGTGGCACTGCAAACTTTACTGGTATTGATATCTACCAAGGTACGTTTGTTAAAAACGTCTTTACTGTTGATGGGTCGTTAGATCAGAGATTTATTCTGAATAATTCCTTCATTGATAGCTCAACAATCGTTGTTAAGGTTAAAGGAATTAGTGATACAGGAGAAGGAAGAGAATATTCACTGTCAGAAAACATTTTAAATATCAATTCCACATCAGAGATTTATTTACTTCAGGAAGTACAGGATGAGAAGTATGAAATCTTGTTTGGTGATGGATATTTTGGTAAGAAATTAGAGAATGGTGCAGTAGTTACTGTTTCTTATATCATCACTGATGGTAAGGATGGTAATGGTGCTTCTAACTTTGCTTTCTCTGGTAGAGTTGTTGACTCCTTGAATAATGTAGTTGTCCCCACAAATACTGTAACAGTAACAACCGTCAGTAACGCTGCTAACGGGGGTGACATTGAGAGTATTGAGTCAATCAAGTACTTTGCTCCTAGAATCTATTCATCGCAGTACAGAGCGGTCACAGCACGCGATTACGAAGCGATTATTCAGTCCATCTACCCCAACACAGAATCTGTTGCTGTTGTTGGTGGTGAAGAGTTAGACCCACCACAGTTTGGTAATGTTGTTATTAGCATCAAACCGAAGAATGGTGACTATGTTTCTGATTTTGACAAACAAACCATTCTGACCAAACTGAAGAATTATTCACTGTCTGGTATTAATCAGCAAATCATTGACCTTAAAGTTCTTTATGTTGAAGTTGACTCGGCAGTTTACTACAATCCTTCTCAGGTTACTAATGTAAATGCCCTGAAAACTACGATTACAAATACTCTGAATACATTTGCTTCATCAAACATCAATAAGTTTGGTGGTAGATTTAAGTATAGCAAGTTATGTCAGACGATTGATAATGTTGATAATGGAATTACCTCCAACATTACTAGAGTTATTATTAGAAGAAATCTGAAAGCACTGATTAATCAGTCTGCCCAGTATGAGTTGTGCTTCGGTAATGCTTTCCACTACAAACCAGAAGGATATAACATTAAGAGCACAGGATTTACTCTTGCAGGAAGAACTGGCACTTTCTACTTCACTGATGTCCCAGACGCTACTGGTGGAAAGGGTGTATTGTCAATCGTTAAAGAATCCACTACAGGTGGTGCTTATATTGTAGAAGTTAAGTCTGCTGGCACGGTTGATTACACCAAAGGTGAGATTATTCTTAACACCTTAAACATCACTTCTACAGTTGAAGCAAATAATATTATTGAGATTCAAGCATATCCAGAATCCAATGATGTCATTGGTCTGAAGGACCTTTATCTTAGCTTCTCAGTTGCTGATAGCAAGATAAATATGATTAAGGATACTATTACTTCTGGCGAACAGATATCCGGTGTCGGATATAAGACGACTTCTAGCTACTTAAACGGAGAACTAAAGAGGGTATAAGATGATAAAAACTGGATTTGAGACGAGGGTAAAAGTTCAGCAAATTATTGAGAACCAATTACCAGAGTTTTTACGTTCCGAAAGTCCTAAGGCAGTAGATTTTCTAAAGCAATATTATATCTCTCAGGAATATCAAGGTGCTCCAGCAGACCTTGCTAATAACTTAGACCAATATTTGAAGATTGATAACCTTACACCAGAGGTTATCACTGGTATTACCACTCTGTCTTCAAGCATTACTGCATCATCAGACACTGTACATGTAGGATCTACTAAAGGATTTCCTGCTCAGTATGGTTTATTTCAGATTGATAATGAAATTTTCACTTATACTGGTATCACGACCAACTCTTTCACTGGTTGTGTAAGAGGTTTTAGTGGAATTACTTCTTATCGTTCAGAATTAAATCCAGAAGAATTAATTTTTAAAGAAACTGATCAGGCAGCACACACATCTGGTGCTACTGTAAAGAATTTAAGCTCTGAGTTTCTGAAAGAATTTTATAAGAAACTCAAGTATACTCTTACTCCAGGTCTGGAGAATGTAGATTTTGTATCTAATCTGAATGTAAACAACTTCATCAAAGAAGCAAGATCTCTTTACGAATCAAAAGGTACTGAAGAATCATTCAAAATTCTTTTCAAAGTTCTCTATGGAGTAACTCCAAAGGTTATTGATTTAGAAGATCGTCTCATTAAACCATCTTCGTCTCAATTTTTAAGAAGAGAAGTAATCGTTGTTGAGCCAATTTCTGGAGATCCTAGCAAACTGATTGGTCAGACTATCAGAAAGTCATCTGATTCTCAGACTCAGGCATCAGTTTCTGAGGTAGAAGTCTTCACAAGAGGCGGTAATGTCACATATTTCAAACTCGGTCTGTTTATTGGATATGATGACAGAGACCTTATTGAAGGTACTTTCAACATTCAACCAAAAACAAAAGCAATCAATACTGCGAGTGCAGGCGCATCTTCAATTATTGTTGATACCACCATTGGTTTCCCTGCCTCTGGCACATTGATTTCTGGTAACAATACAATCACCTACACATCTAAGACTGTAAATCAATTCTTAGGTTGTAGTGGTATTAATAATACTATCTCAGTTGCGGACGAAATCCGTACTGATGAGGTATTCTTTGGATATGAAAATGGAGATATTACCAAAAAGGTAGAAGTCCGTATTACTGGTGTCCTTTCTAAGTTTGAAACAGTCAGCGACATCAAGTTATCTACTGAAGGACAAAAAATCTATGTGAAGAATGTAGGCGAAAAGATTACAAATCCAGAAAGTGATAAGACCTACAAGCAATTGTTTGCAAACTCCTGGATTTACAATACTAGCAGCAGATATTATGTTGATAGTATCAGTGGGTCCAACTTTGTCTTGAAGTCGGATATTGATAAATCAAGTTTAAAGGTCGGAGATACTGTAGATATTCTCTTAGGGTCTACGGAGAATGTTGACCATGCAAATGCAACCGTTGCATCAATATCTGGTAGTCAAGTTACTTTAGATAATCTGATTGGATTTACATACAATTCAACACTTGAGTATTCAATTAGAAGAAAGTTAAAAACAGCAAGCAGCACTGGAACTCCAGTTTTATATGGTAATGGTGCTCTTGTAAGCGATGTACAAAATCTTTATAATGAGAATGATGAATACTTCTATGTTGCATCAAACTCACTCCCATCATATGGGATAACAAAAACTGTTAAGAAGTCAAGTATATCTTCAGCAAATTCCACAACATTAAAAGGATACAATAGCATAACTGAAAAGTATTCTATTATTTCCTTCCCTACTAGTGTTCCTTTTATCACTGGTGATGAAATTTACTACAGTGCTAGTGATGCAGCACTGACTGGTATGCCAGAGGGCAACTACTATGTCAAAGTATTATCTCCCGATAATCAAATAAAACTGTATCTGTCTAGGTCTCTGATTGTTAGTGATAACCCTGTAGAATTTACTTCATCAAGCTCAACTGGATCTCATACTTTTGTATTAGCATCCCAGAAGGATGAAGAAATTAAACCTCAGAAAGTTCTTAAGAAATTCCCATTTGATAAAAATATTAAACTGGGTAAAAATGAAGCAACTATTCCTGGTTCTACAGGAATGCTTGTTAATGGTGTTGAGATTATTAACTATAAATCGGATGATAAAATTTATTATGGTCCATTGGATAAAATTACATTATACAACACTGGTAGTGGTTATGATGTAATCAATCCACCAGATGTAGTGATATCTGCTGGTGCTGGCACAACAGCTTTGGTTAGACCAACTCTGAAGGGTAGTCTGAAAGAAGTAATCGTTGACCCACAAGATTTTGATATTAAGAGAATTACATCAGTAACTTTGACTGGTGGAAATGGTAGTGGTGCAATCTTAGATCCAGTTTTAGAAAAAAGATTCCGTGAAGTAGAGTTTGACTCTAGAGTTTCTACTGATGGTGGTGGTATCGATATCGCTGCAGATACACTGACTTTCTCAACACAACATAAGTTTTCTAACGGAGATGCTATTGTTTATAATAGAAATGGAAACAATGCTGTTGGTGTAGGTACTTTTGGTGGCAGTAATGCAGATACTGGCACTACTTTAAGCAGTGGGTCTGTTTACTATACCGAAGTTGTTAATAGCACGACAGTTAAACTGTATCCAACATTATCTGATTACAATGCAGGTATCAACACTGTAGGATTTACAACATCAAACACTCAGGGTATTCATAAGTTTAGAACTCTTGAGGGTAAGAATACTCTCAGGTCTATTAAAGTTATCAACCCTGGAAGTGATTATGAGAATAAAAAACTCATTGTCAAACCAGAAAATGTCTCCACAGTAGAAGACAATATCTTCTTTGAGAATCATGGATTTTCTGATGGTGATATTGTAAACTACACAACAACTGGTACAGTAATTGCAGGTCTTTCAACCACAATTAGTTACTACATCATCAAGCAAACTGATGATAGGTTTAGACTTGCTTCTGCTGGTGCTGGTGCAACTATTACCACAAATTATGTAAGTGGTAATTATGTCAATCTGACTAGCACTGGCACTGGATATCATAACTTCAGTTATCCTGATATTCAGTTGAATATTAGTGCAGAGTATGATGGCGTCTCTGGAATTATAACCGCTACTCCAATTGTTACTGGTGAAATTACAAATCTTTATCTCTATGAAAAAGGTACTGGATATGGATCAAATGTCCTCAACTTCCATAAGAGACCAAGCGTATCAATTAAAACTGGTAAGGAAGTTGAATTAAAACCAATCGTTACGGGTGGTAGAGTTTCTTCCGTCCAAGTAACTAACTCAGGAAGTGAGTATAGCTCTGCACCAGAACTAACCGTTGTAGGTGCGGGTGTTGGTGCTAAATTAAGAGCAATCGTTTCCAATGGTGAAGTTACTCAAGTTGTAGTTATTAATGGTGGAATTGGATACAATGCTAATACCACAATATCTGCTATTTCAAGAGGTATAAACGCTTTTGCTGAGGCATCAGTAAGAGAGTTAACTGTAAATAATGAGAATAGATTTGGCAGCGAAGTATTATTAGATAATCCAACAAATCTTCAAGGTCTTGAGTATGGTGTTGTTGGATATACAACATCAATTGGAAACCAATTCTCTGATACTGGGTCTCAGCACTCACCTATCATTGGATGGGCATATGATGG